AGTAGTGAACCCCTGATGTACACTTGCGCTAATAACATACCAAAATGGAACCATTTAATTTACCTCCACGAGATCTTGTGGTTGAATACAATAAACTCATACGGCAATGTCAGGACCCCCACACTGGCAGAGACATATTAACTGCTATGACTATGGATAGACATAATTACTTTGCCAGAGAATACTGCAGAGCTATTAATATTGAATATCGAGATGATGTACCTGCTGTTGATATTGTTATGGAGATGGTACCAGATCTCGATCTTGGGAAAATAGAAATACCTGATGTCACCCCAGACAATTACTATAGAGATGGTGCTAAAATCTATATAATAGATTTCAAAGTATCAGTATCAGATGAAACAGGGCAATTAACATACAAAAAATACAACAATATTTTTGGAGACATCTTCAATCCTCTTGGAGTTCAATATGAGGTTGTTATAATAAGAATGGACCCATCTACAATGAGGATGACCATCAGTTCTGACAATTTCATGCAACTTTTCCCACAGGTTGCTATGAATATAGATTTTAATTGGTACTTTAGACTCAAAGACAGCCTCTTTGACAAATTCAGAGATGATGAGGATTTTTTAGCCTTAACTTCCCACGGCGAGTTCACTCCAACTATGCCGTGGGTCACAGACGACACTCCAGAGCTGGCAGACCACCCTATCTTCATAGAATTTATGGAGTCAATGCCAATAGATCAACAAAGAGACTTCATGACCGCCATGAATTACAACGCATTCAAATCAGAAAAGTGGAGCGATCTTCTACACATATATATGAAAAGGTACGGTCAGAAGTACGAAAAGTTCATAAGAGATCAAGCAAAAGAAGTGTTTCTAGTAGATGGTAACTATAACAAGCCAACTCAATCAGAGATTCTAGAAGGCTGGAAAGAAATGTACACCAGAATACAAGATGCAAGGGAGATTACTCAAGATATATCAAAGCAAAAGCCAAGCATTCACTTTATATGGACTCATCATGACAATAACAAACCAACAGGAAATGAGGCAAAGATTATTAGGTTGGCTAAATTATTGCAAAAGATAGATGTTAATGATAATGCATCAAAAGCATTCAAAGCTATGGGCTTTTTAATGGATTTCTCTTCAGATGTTGAAAAATATAGAAATTTCTGCAGTAATCTAAAGGGTGAAGCAAGATCTTCAATAAAACCTAAAAGCTCAAGGATAGAACCTGTCCAAATAAATCAGTGTACTATCCTATGGGAGCAGCAATTTAAAATGGATGCGGGAATAATGAACAAAAATGTTCGGATTAGATTCTTGAAAGATTTCTGTGGAATTGGTGGTCATAAGAATTTTAAAGATAGGATGATAGATGATATTGACCTTGGTAAGCCTAGAATCCTTGACTTTGAAGATAAAAACGTGATACAAGCAGCAGAGATAATGTTCAAGCAGACAAAAGGCTACTTGTCCAAAGAATCAGGTTTGGAAAAAATAGGCAACATATTGGGAGAATACAAGGACGAAATAACAGGTGCAAGTGAGAAAACATGGCTCCATATAGAATCAATTTCTAAATCCAGATTTTGGCAGTGTATTAATGATATATCTGTGCTGATAAAGAATATGTTATCCGTATCTCAATATAATAAGCACCATACCTTCAGAGTAGTAACAAGTGCTAATAACAACTTCTTTGGTATAGTGTACCCATCAGCGAGCATAAAATCTAAGCAATCCACCATTGTTTTTTCTAGTGTATGCTTACATCAAGACCCATATGATGTATTGACGTGCGGGTCACTGTACAGGACTTATAAATTGGGTCCGAATGAGTACATATCCATATCTAAAGCTATTAGATTAGATAAAGAAAGGTGCCAAAGGCTAGTGACATCACCAGGCTTATTCCTAATGACATGCCTTCTTTTTAAAGGAGATAATGATATATTGCTGGAAGAAATAATGGCATTCTCATTCTTTACATCATTGTCGATAACAAAGAGCATGCTTTCATTGACAGAGCCCTCACGTTATATGATAATGAATTCACTTGCCTTATCAAGTCATGTTAGAGAGTATATAGCAGAAAAGTTTGCCCCATACACTAAGACCCTATTTTCAGTCTATATGACTCAATTGATCAAAAAGGGCTGTATGTCTGCAAATGATCAGAAGGACAAGATTAGCTTAAAAGATGTCTTCTTAAATGAGTTCGAGATAACACAAAAAGGAGTCTCAATGGAAAGGAATCTGCAGTCTATCTGGTTTCCGGGGAAAGTCAATCTACAAGAATACATAATGCAAGTCTACTTGCCATTTTACTTCAATCCTAAAGGCCTACATAATAAACATCATGTTATGATTGACCTAGCAAAAACTGTTTTAGAGATAGAATTGGAGCAGAGGATAGAGCTCCCAAATCCATGGTCTACAACATTTATAAAGCAAAGTGCAAATCTAGATATACTAATCTACTCTATTGCCAAAATGCTGAAGATGGACACTGCAAAACATAACCACTTAAGAGCCAGGGTTGAGAGTAGAAACAATTTTAAGAGGTCATTGACTAGTATTTCTACATTTACGAGCTCGAAATCTTGTATCAAAATTGGAGATTTTGAAGAGATAAAATCCAAAACTGTTGACCGATTGGCAAAGCTAAAGAACAAGGAAGCAAGGAGAACCAGAGTAGCCAACTCAGATTTTGTTGCAGAAGATGAAATAGATCTAGAAGTAGCACATAGTAACTATAAAGATCTGAAAAAATGTGTTCCAAATTACACAGATTATATGTCTACAAAAGTCTTTGATCGGTTATACGAATCATACAGAACAGGTTTAATTGAAGATAAACCTGCTATAGAAGTTATCATGAAGACAATGAAGACGCATACTGATTTTAAATTTTGCTTCTTCAACAAAGGGCAGAAGACTGCAAAAGATCGAGAGATCTTTGTAGGAGAGTTGGAAGCAAAATTTTGCCTATATGCAGTGGAACGAATTGCAAAGGAGAGATGCAAGCTTAATCCTGAAGAGATGATATCAGAACCTGGAGACAGCAAATTAAAAAAACTAGAGCTAAACTCAGAATCTGAGATAAGGTATCTGATAGATGCACTCAGAGACAAGAACAAGGACCCAGATGCAAAATTAGATGGTATCAAAATTGAGATCAATGCAGATATGTCAAAATGGAGTGCACAAGATGTGTTCTTTAAGTACTTTTGGCTTATCGTATTAGATCCTATACTGTATCCTAAAGAAAAGAAGAGGATAATCTATTTCTTCTGCAATTATATGAATAAAGAGCTAATCTTACCAGACGAAATGATGTGCTCATTACTTGATCAGAAAGCAGAAAGGGAGGATGACATTATCAGACAGATGACAAATGGATTCAGAACAAATACAGTAAATATAAAGCGCAATTGGCTGCAAGGGAACCTAAATTACACATCTAGCTATGTCCACAGTTGTTCAATGATGGTTTTTAAAGATATTATTAAAGAAATGGCCTTACTTCTAGATGGGCAATGTCACGTGAGTAGCATGGTACATTCAGATGACAATCAGACATCTATCATAATGGTTCAAGATAAAGTCAATAATGACATGCTCATTCATTCTTTCTGTAATTTATTTGAGAGAGTATGCCGAACCTTTGGGAATCAAGCAAATATGAAAAAGACTTATGTCACCAACCACATTAAAGAGTTTGTAAGCCTTTTTAATATATACGGTGAACCATTTTCCATCTATGGAAGATTCCTTCTTCCTGCTGTAGGAGACTGTGCATATATTGGGCCTTATGAAGACATGGCAAGTAGGTTGTCTGCTACACAAACTGCAATTAAACACGGGTGCCCACCAAGTCTTGCTTGGACTAGTATAGCCCTTAATCAATGGGTCACTTTTAGCACATATAACATGTTGCCAGGACAGACGAATGACCCTGCCAGGATTTTTGAATGCAGAAGGGACGAAATCCCAATAGAGTTATGTGGGCTGTTAAAGTCAGAGCTTTCAACCATTGCACTTGTTGGTCTTGAATCAGGTAATATCTCATTTTTAACATCTCTAATCAAGAGAATGTCCCCAGTCAAGGTGTTAAAAGAATCAATACAAACTCAATGTCAATTCATCAACGAATGGGATCTGGAAAAGTTGACAAAAATGGACATCCTGAGGTTAAAAATATTGAGATATGTAGTTCTTGACAGCGAGCTTAATGAGGAAGATAAAATGGGAGAGACAAGTGAAATGAGGAGTCGTTCTTTAATAACACCTAGGAAGTTCACTACAACAAGCTCTTTAGAAAGGCTTGTATCATACAAAGAGTTCCAAGATATAATATCGGATCAAACCAGATCAAATGACTTATTTGAATATCTTCTTGCTAAACCTGAACTACTAGTAACCAAAGGTGAGGATGCCAACGAATTTATGACTACTATTCTATATAGATATAATTCAAAGAAGTTTAAAGAGTCATTGTCCATTCAGAGCCCTACGCAACTCTTTGTAGAGCAAATCCTATTTTCAAATAAGCCTACAATCGACTATTCTGGTATATATGAGAAAATTATGTCAGCAGCAGACATTCCACAACTGCAAAATTACACTGGTATAATAGGTAGAAAGACAATCCCGGAGACATTTAAAGCTATACAAGAGGACCTTGAAGGATTGCAGTTAACAACATCAGACATCCACATGGTTTATTCCTTTTGCATCTTGAATGATCCGCTGAACACAACTGCATGTAATGCAATTCTCTTGTCACAAGTCCAATCATTGATGGATCGCACCAGTATGTCCGCAATCACCATGCCTGAATTTCGAAGCATGAAACTCATAACGCATTCTCCAGCCTTAGTTCTCCGAGCATACATCCATAGAGATTTCACAGTGGGAGGGGCAGTAGAAGATATGATGCAGAGAGATGTTTTCCATCTAGAAGAATTCATACAGACCACAAGGATCAGAGAAAAAGTAGAAAGGAAAATTCAAGAAAAGAATGCACTGACACCTGACAGAGACCTAGTTTTTGAGCTCAAAGAGTGGACAAAGTTCTACCAAACATGCTATGACTATATCAAATCGACAGAGCACAAAGTCAAGGTTTTTATTCTGCCAACTAGAGCATACACAGCCTTTGATTTTTGTGCTGCAATACACGGAAATCTAATGAAAGACAAGGGTTGGTATGCTATACATTACTTGAAGCAGATAGTTTCTGGATCAAAGAAAGCATTTGTTAGTACCACACCCACAGGTGAGCAATTAGTCATAGACGAATGTTTTAGACTGGTGTCACATTTTGCAGATACATTTATAGATTCTTCATCACGTAGATATTTTGTTCAGACAGTGGTCGAGCAATTCACATATAAAAATTTACCAGTCTCAGAGTTATACAGAAAAATGAAAAACAGCAGTCAGAGGAAGCATTTCCTCCCGCTCTTGTTCAACATGAAGGACATAAAGCAAAACGACCTTGACAAATATAATGCAGATAAAACAGCTAATAAAGCAACATGGAACGATTGGCAGATTAATAGGCATTTAAACACTGGACCCATCGACTTGACAATCAAAGGCGACACTAGAACCATGAGAATTGTAGGTGAAGATAACCAACTTATCCTGGCCGAATTGTATATAAATGAAGGTGACTATACACCACCAGAAAACCATGCTCGCAAATTATTAAACACAAAACACAATTTGAGGTTTGAAGCAATGAAAGAAATACCAGTCATGGAACCAGATTGCTATTATATATGTTGGCAGAAAAAATCAAAGTACTACACACATTACCAAATGTTGTTATCAAATGTTATAAATGCTAGAAATGAAGCACAGGCAACTGGTGCCAACAAGTATAATAGACTAATCCCAGTTTGTATCGTCCATGTTGCAAGAGTACAGCCAGAATCGAAAGTACTTGTAGCAGATCTACAATATATGAATGACATAGCTTCATTTACTAGATTGAAGATGAGTGAAACAGATTATGCCATGGTTAGAAGATGCCATTTCTCAAAAATGGTCTTCTTTTCTGGTCCAGAGATAGGAGTTGGTCGCGTCAATATCACGAGACTTCTCAGAAATCCAAGTCTCTTGACAATCAATTATTCTTCATTAAGTCAGACACCACTGCCAGCATTAATAGACATCTTTGAATGTAATGGTGTTGAAATAGAGGATGATGAATTTAATTTTTTATCTGATGAAATCTTAGAAGAAACAGAAACACAGACCATCAATGCTGTACCAATGTTCAACATAAGTTATTCAGTTAAAACTAGGAGAGGCCATACTTACAAGAATGCGATACAAGAAGCCATTGCCAGAGGTGTTAATGATTTTGAGGAACAGTTTGATTTCAGTGGAGAAGGATTTTTCTCATCTAAGGGACTGTCAATCTGTGCTCTAATAGTTAGCCTCATTGACCGATGCAACATGACAGAATGGTCTGCTGTGATTAAAAAATGCATACATTTGACATGCTACACGAATGGGAATGATAGAATCTTCCACAATTTTAAAATACCTAGGATTTATTTATTGGATCCCATCAACTATACAATAGACTGGGAGAAAGTGAGACTGTTCATATTAGGGATAAAGATCAGAGACGAAAACAACCATTGGGGTACTGTTTTCAAAAATTTCTTCAAAGATTTATTAGATGCCATGGATGAGCAAAGGAAGGTAGAGGGCCTGTCGTGGGCAGACCTAATGGAACAAATGGATGAATATAAGGGAGCTTGCGGGATTGACTACCAAGAATAAGCTCAAAACAACAACCAGATACAGACATATTTGCCATTGTCTCAAAAGAGGCAATGGCAAAAAAACAACATTAGACAGCATACAAAATAGACAACTGGTCAAAACATACATCAGGGGAACACTACT